ACCCGCCTATTCCGAAAGCACGCGGGACATTGAGGTAAGGCGCGCAAACGATTGGAAGGAGGCCGCGTCTTGTTCGATCCGCACGGACTTTTCGCCCGACACCCGCGTGGTTGAAATGGCCTTCGGGCTTGATCGCCTTGTGACAATAGCAGGATTAGGAGAGGCGAAATGATCGACGATGAGAGCGAACCGGGTTCATGGAAACTAGCTCTAGAGTTAGGTCCATGGCGCAGGATTGGTAAGAACACCTACACAAACGAGAAGAACGAAAATGTCCGAGACGAAGATACGACTACTGAATAAGGCGAGTGAACTGTTTGATCTGTCTGTGAAGGAGATAGCCGGAAACGCTAGATATAAATACCTTATGCCGGCTCGCTTTGCGATGTACAAAACTTTGCGTGAGCGAGGCTGGAGTTACCCGCGTATCGGTAAGTTGTTCGGCGGCAAGGATCACTCGACAATCATTCACGGCGTTCGTCGTGCGGACTATATGATTGAGAAAGACGCAGACTATGCGGCCAAGGTGAAGGCGTTGACGGAGACACGGCTCACGCCCACTGCGTTGACAAAGGAAGAGGTCGAAGCACAACTGCTCGCAATGCGTAAGAAGAAAGGCATCCCTGAGTTAGAGGAAGATGACGATTGGTTAGGGGATTTAATTCGTGACTGATTTTAATCGGGACGAAACGCTTAATAATAAGTACGCGCAAGAAGGATGGGGTGCAGATTCAAAAGTCCCTAGCCATCTGCGCCCCGTAGCTGCGGGATTGTATCTAACAGAAACTATGGTTCCGCAACTATGGATTGAGATACGAGAGATGCAGCGACGAATAAAAGAGAGAGAAAAACAAAGGAGATACAGAGAATGGCTGGCGAGATAGCACACGCATCTTTTGGTGCGTCCAACTCCAAGCGCCGCATGGCGTGTCCTGGAAGTCTGAAGGCCGAGGAACGGTTTCCAGATGAGAGCAGCCCCTTTGCCGAACTAGGCACGGCGGCGCACGAACTGGGCGAGCATTGCTTGGAAAACAATATCGAAGACGTAGCCCTGTGCATCGGCGGCTCATTCAACGATCATATCGTAGATGACAACATGGCCACCGCTGTGCAGACTTACGTCAACTTCGTCCGCGCAACTGAGGCAGAAGAAGCGCCGGCACTGCTGCGGCTCGAACAACGCTTCAGTCTCGAAGACCTCGACCCACCTATGCCTATGTTCGGTACCAGCGACTGCACGATCTACGGCAAGGAAACAGGAAATCTGTGGATAATTGACTATAAGCACGGCCAAGGTGTGGCAGTCGATGTCGAAGACAACGCGCAGCTTAAATACTATGCCCTGGGTGCTGTCCTGAAGATCGGAAACAAAGCGCCTATCAATCAAGTTCACACTGCCATCGTGCAGCCACGCGCCTCGCACCGTGATGGTTCGATCAGGACATATAGCTACACGAAAGACGAGATACTGGACTTCGGGACAGACCTGATCGACGCCGCCCACGCTGCGCTTGCGCCGGATGCGCCACTGATTGCTGGCGATCACTGCAAATTCTGTAAGGCAGCGGGCGTTTGCTCGGCACTGAGAGGTAACGCTCTGGCGGTGGCGCAGGATGAGTTCGGTGTTATTAAATCTGTCGATGACTTGACACCCGAAGAAATCGGCGCCTACATGGACAAGCTGCCATTGGTAGAGGAGTGGATCAAATCATTACGCCGTCACGCGCATACGATGTTGGAAGCTGGAACATCCGTTCCTGGTTTCAAGCTCGTCGAAAAGCGCCCGACGCGCCGATGGAAGAACCAAGAAGAACTGCTCGACTGGGCAGCTTCAGAGAATCTGGAGGACGAGGAGATATTCGAGAAGAAGATCAAGTCGCCCGCTCAGATTGAGAAAGTTGTGGGAAAGAAGAATGTCCCCAGCGATCTCATCATGTCAGTATCAACGGGCCTGTCGATGGTTCCCGATACTGATCGCCGACCGCCGGCGGCTTTGTTAGCCTCCGACGAATTTACCGTGAATGAGTGAATAAGGAATTACATATGACAAAAGTGATTACGCCTGAAGCCGTTATTAGCTATCCGCATATCTTTGAGCCGCAGACACCTCCTGGTGCGAGCGAGCCGGTTTATAGTTGCGCGCTCGTCTTTAAGGACGACGTGGATATTACAGACATGAAGGCGGCGGTTATGGCCGTGGCCAAGGAGAAGTGGGGAGACAAGACACGAGACATGATTAAGGCGGGTAAAATCCGTATGCCGTTTCGTGAAGACGCAACCGACAAGGGATACCCTGAAGGCTCGACGTTCATCAACGTCAAGTCGAAGCAACAACCAGGCGTTGTGTCTATCTATGCTGATGACAGCGGCAAGCCTGCCTCTATTAACGATCCGAAGGAAATCTATCCTGGGGCTATCGTGAAGGCATCGCTGCGGGCCTATGCCTACAGTGTCAATGGCAACAACGGTGTATCGTTTGCTCTCGGCAATCTTCAGAAGATCAAGGACGGCCCCCGCATGGACGGGCGTCTGTCTGCATCGGATGAATTTACAGCCGAAGCCAAGCCGACTGCCGATATCTCTGATCTCGACGATCTGCTATAAGTGATAGGGGCCGAGGCGCGTTGGGGTGTCTCGGTCCCTTAATCCAACGCCTCGGAGATCATCCGAGCTTTCCGCCCAAGTGTCCGTGCAACGATTTCGTCAACCGAATTAGCTAACGCAAACGACCGCACAATAACAGGCTTGGACTGGCCGATGCGGTGGCATCGCTTCGAAGCTTGAGCGTTAACCGCCGGCACCCAATCCATCTCCGCGAACACAACCTGGTTGGCCGCAGTCAACGTGATGGCTGTTGAACAGGCCGTGATCTGGCCGATAAAAACGCGGCACTCTTTGTCGTTCTGGAAGCGGTCGATCTCTTCTTGGCGTTCGCCCGCTGTCATGCCGCCCACGATGTACGCCGGGTTGAACTCCGCTAGTCCTTCACGCAACGCTTCGAGTGCTGCACGGTGGTAGGCGAACACTACGACTTTATCGTAAGCGTTGTCTTTTAGCTCGCCCGCTAACTGCGCAGCCACAGGCTTCGCCTTGGCCAGCGCGGTCAGCCGCCTTAGCGACGCCATGTGCGGCGCGATGTCGTCCAGTTTGTTACTTACATCATCTTGCGTGACTGCGCTTTGCAGAATAAGCTCGACGGCTTCCCGCTCTTGCTCGTTCTCGATGTGCTTCATATCGTCCCAGCCATCGACCTCGATGACTGCGTCCTGCCACCAGAGCGGGGGCAGTTCTGTCAGCACATTCTCGGACTTACGGCGTAACATAATTGAGGACAGGATCGTCTTGAACTCGCCCATCCTCTCGGCCTTGTTGCCGAGAACCTTCAGCCCGAACTGCCCGTTCCACGTCTTGCAAAAGTAGAGAGTGTAGTCCATAAAGTTGAGAGGGTACTGCCAGATGGCCTTGAGATGTGTCCAAAAATCACTGACATCGTTAGGAATGGGAGTGCCAGAAAGAAGCCAGACACGATCAGCAAAACGCACAAGACCATCCCCACGGCAAAACTGGCCGTAGATATAACGAGTGCGCTTTGCCTGACGGTTCTTGAGATAATGCGCTTCGTCCAGGACCAGAACGTCAGGTTCAAACTTGGCAATCTCATTGCGCACCTCCTTGGACTGCGTCATCTTGTCATATGAAAAGACTTTTATCTCGCGCTCAACGCTACTCCATTTATCAAATTCACGACGCCAGTTGATCTTGGCGATGGCGGGGCAGATCACAACGACTTTCTTCAGGCCGAGCTTATCACAAGCCGCGATCACCTGAATAGTCTTACCTAGTCCTTGCTCATCCGCCAGAAATGCGGCGGGATTATCAGCGAGGAAGTCAGTCCCCGTTTTCTGATAGTCGAATAAATGATCCATGTTCCTCTTCCTCTGCGGCGTAACACGCTATCAGCGTAGCATCCGCACGTCCATCATCTTTTTTTCGTGCAAAGAGATGGGCTTGATCGGGGAAGAGTTCTTGCGCACGGGCGCGGCTTCCGTCCTTACCGCCGAACAGACGCATCTTCTTCGTCCATGTGGCAGGGGGGACGAGGGAGAAGGGGATGTCCAGCGCAGCCAAGACACCCTCGATGATACCGGCGGCGCGGCCAAAGCTGAAGGTCGAGGCCACGCCTTGGCCTGGCATGGAGTGAACCTTCTCTACGATTGCGCGGGCGCCATCGGCGTGGGAACGCAAGAGATTAGCAAGGCGCACCGCGTCAACTTGATTGACTTGGCGAGTGCCTCGCTTCACCTTAGTTGTCGGCATGTCGATGATGACGAGATGGTGTGTCTCGGTATCGAGGATCGCAAAGGCGCCAGTAGCGCCAGGATCAACTCCGATTATCTTACCACTTAACTTTGTGCGACCAGTAGCG